AGGAAACTAATGATTATTGAAGTCAATAAAATAAATGAAACATACGCATTTTTACACTGCGATAGATCAATTGCACAAGAATTGAATGATTATTTTTCATTCTATGCAACTGGGTATAAGTTCATGGCTGCTTATAAAAGCAGGTTATGGGATGGAAAAATTCGTCTAGCCAAAATATTACCAAATGGTGATGTTGAATTTTATATGGGTTTATTAAGCCAACTTGAAGCATTTTGTAAAGACAGGGAATATTCTATTGAATATAATTATGTTGAAAATTATAATCCGGTCCAATCTTTAGAATTACATAAATTTATTTCCGAATTAAATATACATTCTAATAACAATAAAATTGAAGTTAGAGATTATCAATTTAATGGAGTGTTAAATTTTCTCAACAATAAAAGATTAGTTTTATTGAGTCCAACTTCCAGCGGGAAAAGTTGCATTCTGTATATTATAGTTAGATATTTACTTCAATATGGAAAGAAAAAAGGTTTATTATTAGTTCCAAATACAAGTTTATGTCATCAGTTAACATCAGATTTTGCAGATTATTCTTCACATAATAATTGGGATGCACATAATGAAATTCACACTATCTTTGCCGGTAAAGATAAAGTATCCCACAATTCGCTGTATATTAGTACATGGCAATCATTACAAAATATAAAAGATAAATCGTATTTCGAACAATTCGATTTTGTATTAACTGATGAATGTCATTTAGCTGCAGCCAAATCGTTAACTGATATTATATCTAAATGCGTTAATGCTGATTATAGAGTTGGTGTTACAGGTACATTAAATGGCCAAAAAATACATTCTCTTCAATTAGAAAGTTTATTCGGTCCGGTTAAACGGGTTATAACAACTAAAGAATTAATGGAGAAAAAACAGGTTACTGAATTAGCCATTAAATGTTTAGTTTTAAAGTATCCAGAACACCTAACCAAATTGACGCAAAAATTAAAATACCCGCAAGAATTAGAATATTTAATCTCAAATTCGGAAAGAAATAAATTTATAAAAAATTTAGTTCTTAGTTTAAAAGGTAATACATTATTACTCTACCAATATGTTGAGAAACATGGAGATGTATTATACGATTTAATTTCTAAATCAAAATATGCAGCCGATAAACAAATTTATTATATACATGGAAATATAAAAGCTGAGGAAAGGGAATCTATTAGGAAAGCAATGGAAACTCAAGATAATGTTATTTTAATTGGTAGTGTTGGTACAGTTTCTACTGGAACTAATATTAAAAATTTACATAATATTATTTTTGCTAGTCCAAGTAAATCAAGAGTTAGAAATCTTCAAGCAATTGGTCGAGTATTAAGATTAAATGAAAATAAAGATAAAGCTATCTTATATGATTTAGCTGATGATTTAAGGTATAAAAAGCATCAAAATTATACTATGACTCATTTCCAAGAACGTATTAAAATTTATAATGAAGAAAAATTTGATTTTAAAATTGTTAATGTTGAATTAAATATTCCCCCTATATAATTATATGATGTTAGTTAATTGAGGATATTATGATAGAAAATTTTAATATAAAAATTGTTAGAATGAAAAGCGGTGAAGATATTATTGCTTTTGTTTTTGAAGATTATAAAAATAAAAAAATACACTTAAAATTCCCTAAAACTTTTTATTTTAATTATGACACTGATACCGAAGAAGAAGATTTGGTTTTAGTAGATTGGATGACAAGAAAAGCTTTTGCTTATCAAGAAGTTTATTTTTCAATGGATGAAATTCTATTTACAACTTATTCAAGTATTATGTTTGGGTATGAATACCTAGATGCATTACTACAAAATATGGATCCAACTTCGGAACTAGCAGCAAAAATCCAAGAAAGTATTGATGGGATTAAATCAGGTAGCGATTTAGATATTCCAGATGATACAACAATGCATTAACCTAATCAAGTACGATTAATTTAATTCCCTACGGGAATCTGCTGCGCAGAAATCTAATTTGTTACATTAATTATGTTTCGAAGGAACGACGAAGGAGTTCCGAAGAAAACCCATAGTTGTATAGTAACCTAAAACTTTTAATAAAGCAAGCTATTTTTTGTAAGTTATTGATTTTTCTAGATACTTGTATATTCTCTAGTCAAGCGTTGATATATTAAAATTATATTAATATGTTTTATAGAATAAAATAAAAAGCTTTCTTTTTTTACTGAATCATAGTATAATAAAATTTATTAAAGTGTAATTGGAGTTATTATGGAAGAGTTGAAATTTGATTTTGATATCGTTGAGGAAGATATTCCGGAACTTGTTGAAGAAATTTTTGAAGAGCCTGAAGAAAAAATACAACCATCCAAAAGAAAAAAAGTTCCTAGAAATTATATTAATAATTCTGATTTTTGTGATGCTCTTATAAAGTATAAAGAAGATTGTATTGTTGCTGAAACTGAAGGAAAATCTAAACCAAGGATACCGAATTATATTGGCGAATGTTTTATGAAATTAGCTGAGGGTTTAGCGCGTCGTCCCAATTTTTTCGGATATTCTTATAAAGATGAAATGATTGCTGATGGGATTGAGAATTGTTTAACATACTTTCAAAATTTTAACCCTGAAAAAACTAAAAATCCATTTGCTTATTTTACTCAAATTCTTTGGTGGTGTTTTGTTCGTAGGATTCAGAAAGAAAAAAAACAACAATATATTAAATATAAAGCAACAGAAAACTTCGGTATATTAGATGAAGCTGAATTAATGGAACTAGGTGACGGTCAAATAAAACAGATAGAAGTATATGATAATATGTATGATTTTATTCAAAAATTTGAAGAAACTGAATTTAAAAAAATTAATAAAGCTGTTACACCCAAAAAGCAAAAAATTATTGGTGTAGAAAAATTCATGGAGGAATAATGAAGATTGCTTTTTTAGGTGATACACATTTCGGTGCTAGAGGTGATAGTCAACATTTCCATGAATTTTTTGATCTATTCTATACAAATGTATTTTTTCCCTATCTTATAGAAAATAATATAAAAATTGTAATCCAATTAGGTGATATTTTTGATCGCAGAAAATATAGTAATCATTATACTTTATCTGAATCTAAACGATATTTCTTTTCTAGGTTTGGTGAACTTGGTATTGAATTAGAAACCCTACTCGGTAATCACGATTTATTTTATAAAGAATCGTTATCAGTTAGTTCCAGTGAATTGTTTTTAAAACAGTTTAAAAATGTCAATGTAATAAAAAACCCAACTCAGTTAAAGAAATTTGATATTTCTGTTATCCCATGGATATGCAAAGAAAATTATGATGACTGTTTAAAATTTATTAAAAACGACACTTCCCATATGTGCGTTGGCCACTTTGAGATTGAAGGGTTTAAAATGTATCAGAGTAGCATTTTATCTGAACACGGTTTATCTGTAAAAATGTTTTCTAATTATGAACGAGTATTGTCTGGTCATTATCATCACGCATCTAAACGTGGTAATATTGAATATATTGGTACTCCCTATGAAATGACTTGGCAAGATTTTGGTGATCAAAAAGGTTTTAGAGTTTACGATTTAGAAACTAGGTCTTTAGAAATTATTGAAAATCCATATTCAATATTTTGTAAAATACTTTATGATGATTCAGGTGAAACTGATATTGTTAAATCAACATATTTAGATAAAGAATATTTAAAAGATGTTATTGGAAAATATGTTAAGATTCAGGTAAAAAACAAAACAAATCCTTATCTATTTGATTTATTCATAGATCAAGTCTATCAACATTCCCCTATTGATGTTTCATTAACCGAAGAAATAGTTGATATTGAAATTGAAGAAGATGTGGACGAAACAGATGATACTTTAACTATCACCTACAAATATATTGATAGTATAAATCAACAAGAATTAGATAAAAATAAATTAAAAGGTATGATGTCTAATTTGTATAATGAAGCGATGCAGGTTGAGTAATGGTTATTTTTGAAAAAATACGGTTTAAAAATTTTTTATCATACGGTAACACTTTTACCGAAATCCCGTTGAATGTTGAAAGAACTACCCTGTCAACTGGTGTAAATGGGCAGGGTAAATCAACATTTATTGATGCTATAACTTTTGCTCTCTATGGAAAACCTTTTAGAAAAATAAATAAAGGTCAGCTGATCAATTCTATTAATAAATCTGAACTTGTTACCGAGATAGAATTTTCTATTGGACCAAACAAATATAAAATTATTAGAGGAATTAAACCTAATATTTTTGAAGTTTATTGTAATGATGTTCTTGTAAAACAAGATGCAAAGGTAAAAGATTATCAAGAGCAATTAGAAAGATATATATTAAAAATGAACTATAAATCGTTTACTCAAGTTGTGATTTTAGGTTCTGCTAGATACACCCCTTTTATGCAATTATCTGCCAGTGATAGGCGTTCTGTTATTGAAGATTTGTTAGATATTCAAATTTTTTCTAATATGAATTCTATCGTAAAAGATAAATTATCTGGAATAAAAGATTCAGTTCAAGATTGTAAATATAAAATTGAGCTGTTTAAAGATAAAATTGAACTACAGAAACAAAATATAAAACAAAATAAAAAAGCTTCTGATGAGTTGGTTTTGCGTAAAAGGGAAATTATTTCCAATACAGCTATTGAAGTTGAGGATTTACAACAATCCATACAAAAACTATTAGAAGAAAATGAATCTTTATCGGAACAAATCACTGATTTAAGTTCATTAGAAAAAAAACAAAAAAAGTTAGCGGATATTGGTGTTAAGTTAAAAAGTAATATTTCTAAAATCGAAAAAGAAAATGAATTTTATCATGATAATGATAATTGCCCGACTTGTAAACAAACAATAGACCATATTTTTAAAACTCAAATTGTTTCTAGTAACACAGAAAAAATGAAAGAATTAAAATGTGGTGAACAAAAATTAATTGAAGACTATAGAACTGTGCAAAAAAGATTAACTGAAATTAAAGAAGTTAATGAGAAAATATTGAATAATAATTCTATTATTCTGGATAAAAATTCAAATATTAAATCTGCTCAAAAATATATAAAATTAGTTTCTGCTGAAATTGATACCATAAAAGATTCGACTGATGCTAAAGAAACTGGACATGATACTCTCCAAGAATTAATTGAAAGCTTAGATGTTTACGTTGAACAATATGAAGAATATATAAATGAAAAAAGTTATTACGATTTTATTTCTATAATGTTAAAAGATGGTGGTATTAAAACTCGTATCATTAAACAATATCTTCCGATCTTAAATAAGTATATAAATCAATATTTAACTCAATTAGATTTTTTTGTTAATTTTAATATTAATGAAAATTTTGAAGAGGTAATTAAATCAAGACATCGGGATGAATTTACTTATGCCAATTTTTCTGAAGGTGAAAAAACTAGATTAGATCTAGCTATTTTATTTTCATTTAGGCAATTAGCTAGATTAAAAAATTCAGTAAATACAAATTTGTTAATTCTTGATGAGATTATGGATGGATCTCTTGATACAGGTGGTACTGATGTTTTTATGAATCTTTTATCAACAGTAGATAAACACACTAATATTTTTGTTATTAGCCATAAATCTGATCAAGTATCAGATAAATTTGATTCAATATTAAAATTTGAAAAAGTTAAAAATTTCTCTAAAATGAAGGTAATACAATGAGTCCTAATAAATTTATATATGATACAACCAGTTCTCTATCAACTGTAGGTGCTCAACCACCTGAACCTCAATTTAAACCTTATTCTTTAGTTGATCAAAATTCTTCAATTTTATCGGCCAAATTAAAAGATTTTGATTTCGGTGACCCGACTTTAGATTCTATTGATATTGCATCAAGATTAGTTGAGACTGCAAAATATCATAGAGTTTATGGTATTGCTGCGAATCAATGTGGGTTACAATATAGAGTTTTTGTTGCTGGTTCTGATGATAATTTTGTGGCATTTTATAATCCTGTTATAATCAGTTCTGATGGTGAGGTACTAATGCAAGAAAGTGATCTTAGTAATATGGGATTATTACTTCATGTAAAACGACCAAAATCAATTGTATTGCAATATCAAGATTATAATGGAGAAACTAAATTACTTCAATTTGAAGGATTAACTGCCAGAATTATCCAACAAAATATTGATAGATTAAATGGTATTGATTTTAAGAGTAAAGTCTCGCAATTAAATTTAGAAAGAGCTAGAAAAGCGTTGAATAAAAAAATTAAAAAATTTGTTAGAACTAATACAATGATTAGGGAAACTGAATAATGACAATATTTGTTACTGGTGGTAATGGGTTTATTGGTTCTAATTTCATAACTGAATGGTGTGAACTTATGGATGAAGATATTGTTAATATAGATAGTTTAACTTATTCAAGTTCAGATTATATTGACACCATTAAGTCTACTCAGCTAAAAACCCACGTTATTAATATTAATGATGAACATTCTATTTTATATCTGTTAGCGGCATATAAACCAAGAGCAATAATTCATTTTGCTGCTGAATCGCATGTAGATAATTCTATTAAAGATCCTCAAATATTTTTTAAAACAAATATTCTCGGTACAGCAAATTTATTAGAATGTGTGAAAAAATTTGATAAATCTATTAAATTTCTTCATGTATCAACTGATGAGGTTTTTGGTTCTTTAGGTGAATATGATAACCCTTCAACTGAAGAATCACCATATAGACCAAATAGTCCATATTCTGCTAGTAAAGCTGCTAGTGATCATATTGTTAGAGCATATCATAAAACATACGGTTTACAAACTATTACAACAAATTGTTCCAATAATTATGGTAAATTTCAACACCAAGAAAAATTTATTCCCACTGTAATTCGGTCGTGTTTACAGGGAAAAAATATACCTATATATGGTAACGGTAGACAAATTAGGGATTGGTTATTTGTTTCCGATCATTGTTCAGCATTAAGATTAATTTTAGAACATGGTGTTGTCGGAGAAACTTATAATATTGGCGGTGATAATCAAATTACAAATTTAGAAGTTGTAAATATGATTTGTGATTACCTGGATAAAGTTGCTCCTAAAAATAAATTTTATTCTAAGTTAATTTCATTTGTTGCTGATAGACCTGGTCATGATATTAGATATGATATTAATTCAGGTAAATTACAAAAATTAGGTTGGAAACAAACTGTTAAATTTGAAGATGGATTAAAACAAACAATAGATTGGTATTTACAAAATGAATAGAAAAGGTATCGTATTAGCTGGTGGAGCTGGCACAAGGTTAAAACCTTTAACTGATATAGTGTGTAAACAATTATTGCCTATATATGATAAACCAATGATTTATTATCCAATAAGTGTATTAATGCTTGCTGGTATAAAAGAAATTGCGATTATCTCTACTCCAAAAGACCTTCCTGTTATGGAAAATTTATTAGGTGATGGTAGTCAATTTGGAGTTTCGTTTACATATTTGGTTCAAGAAAAACCTACTGGTATTGCTGAGGCATTTATTATCGCTAAAGAATTTATTGATAATTCTCCTGTTGCTTTAATTCTAGGTGATAATATCTTTTTTGGACATGGTTTACCTGAATTGTTGCGAAAAATTAATATAAGCGTGGAAAATACTATTTTTGCGTATCATGTTAATGATCCCGAAAGATTTGGTGTTGTTGAAATAAAAAAAGGTAAAGCAGTTTCTATCGAAGAAAAACCTAAAAAACCTAAAACGAATTATGCTATTCCTGGATTATATTTTTATTCAAATAATGTTGTTCGTGATGTTAAAACTTTATCTCCGTCCAGTAGAGGTGAATTAGAAATAACAGATTTAAATAAATTATATTTAAATAAACAAGATTTGAATGTTGAAATATTGGGAAGAGGAGTTGCTTGGTTAGATACTGGAACTTTCGATTCATTATTAGAAGCGAGTCAGTTTATATCAACAATACAAAATAGACAAGGTTTAAAAATTTCAAATTTAACTGAAATTGCTGCGCATTATAATTGGATCTAATATGAATTTTACTAAATTATCTCTTGATGGATTATTATTAATAGAACCAACAATATATAATGATGATCGTGGATTATTTTTCGAGAGTTTTAATCAAACTGTTTTTGAACAAGCTGTAGGTTATCCTGTAAATTTTGTTCAAGATAACCACTCAAAATCTATAAAAAATGTGTTTAGGGGGTTACACTATCAATTACCTCCTAAAGCGCAAGGAAAATTAGTTAGAGTAATTTCTGGGGAAGTTATTGATTTTGCTGTTGATATTAGAAAAACTTCTGAGACATTCGGTCAATATATTTCTGTTGTGTTATCAGCAGAAAATGCTCGACAATTATGGATACCGCAGGGTTTTGCTCACGGATTTTTAACAATTTCTGATTATGCTGAATTTGTGTATAAGGTAACGGATTATTATGACCCTGTGTGCGATAGATCTATAACATATATGGATCCGGATATAAATTTATGTATTCATGATAATGTAATTGTATCTCAAAAAGATTTAGTAGGAAAATTGTTAAAACATGCAGAATATTTTTAACTATATAGAATTATAACATTTATTATTAAGGTAGATTATGGAAATTAATTTAGAAAAAGACAGATTTATTGGTAAAAAACTTTTTATTGGTACTCCAATGTATGGCGGGAGCTGTTTGGGTACATATATGAAATCTTGTTTAGACCTTCAATCTGCATGTATGCAATACGGTATTGAAGTTAGATTTTCATTTTTATTTAATGAAAGTTTAATACAACGAGCTAGAAATTATATTGTAGATGAATTTTTGCGTTCCGATTGTTCACATTTAATGTTTATTGATGCTGATATTGGTTTTAATCCAATGGATATTATTGCTATGTTAGCTTTAGATAAAGATATTATAGGAGCTCCATACCCTAAGAAAACTATTAAATGGGAAAATATAAAGAAAGCGATAGTTAAAAATCCGGAAATATCTGCTGGTGAACTAGAAAGATTGGGTGGTGACATTGTTTTTAACCCAGTTGCAGGAACAACTCATTTTAATGTAACAGAACCTCTTCAAGTCCTTGAAATTGGTACTGGTATGATGATGACAAATAGATCAGTATTTGCTAAATTCAAAGAAGCCTACCCGCAATATGAGTATACACCTGATCACGTTGGTACTGCGCATTTTGGTGGCGATAGAAAAATTCATTCGTATTTCAACGTTGAAATTGATGAAGCATCTAATCGCGTTCTTAGCGAAGATTACCATTTTTGTCAACAGTGTAGAAAAATTGGAGTTGAAGTTTGGATGGCTCCGTGGATCAATTGTGTACACGTTGGGACCTATCATTTCCAAGGAAATCTTCCTGCTGTAGCAAATTATCTTGGTGAATTGTAAAAAAGTGCTTGACTAAACAGAGATCTTAGTATAGAATACGTCTATACTTTGATCTTTTTAAAAAAAAGTAAAAATTTACTAAATAGAAAAAAGTGCTTGACTAAATAATAGTTCTATAGTACAATAGATGTACCCTTTGAATTAAGGGTAAGCGGTGAAGTTGGAGAGTCACACGGGACTGTAAATCCCGCGCCACTGGCTGAGTAGGTTCAAATCCTACCTTACCCACCAAATTTTATTAGTAATGCGGGTGTGGCCCAATAGGCAGAGGCAATAGACTTAAAATCTATCAAGTGACAGTTCGAGTCTGTCCACCCGTACCAAATTTTTGGTAATTAGTTAAAGATTTATTAGTATAAAGATTTTGCCGTTATAGCACAATTGGTAGTGCACCTGATTTGTAATCAGGGGGTTGGGGGTTCGAATCCCTCTGGCGGCACCAAAATTATTCGGAATTTAACTCAGTTTGGCCAGAGTGCACCGTTTGGGGCGGTGAAGTCGCAGGTTCGAATCCTGCAATTCCGACCAATTTAATAGTACAATATAAACAGTGAAAGTTGTACACCACCTGTTAGGTTTCTACCAAAGTGTAGATATATACAAGAGTTCTGATTAATTATTGCGGGATAGTTCAGTAGTAGAATGCTAGGCTCATAACCTAGAGGTCGTTGGTGCAATTCCAACTCTCCGCTTCCAATTTTAGGTATTTTATTATGATTATTGGTTTATTGGGTTTTATCGGTTCAGGTAAAGGGACTGTTGGTGATATTCTAGAAACAGAACATAATTTTGTTCCATTATCTTTTGCTGGTAGTTTAAAAGATAGCGTTTCTGCTATTTTCGGTTGGGAAAGAGCTTTACTTGAAGGTGATACAAAAGAATCAAGGGAATTTCGCGAAACACTTGATCCATTTTGGTCAAAGAAATTTAATAGAGATATTACGCCAAGATATATTCTACAAATTTTTGGAACTGAAGTTTGTAGAAATAACCTTATAGATACTATATGGGTTGATAGTTTAGAACGTAAAATTCTACAATACGAAAATGTTGTTATTACTGATGTTAGATTTAATAATGAAATAAGATTTCTTAAATCTCTAAACTCATTATTGGTTCAGGTTGATAGAACAGAAACTCGACCTGATTGGTGGAAATGGCATGAAAGTTGTATGAAAACAATTCCTGCACAGTGGGAAAAATATGCTCTAGAACATAAGATACATAAATCTGAGTATGAGTGGATAGGTAATCCTCATATTGATCATGTTGTTGAGAATAATGGATCATTTCGTGATCTTGAATTGAAAATTTTAGATATTGTAGTAAATAATGCTTGACTTACAACAAAGTCTATAGTATAATAAATGAATAATTGGCAAGTAGCTCAGCAGGTAGTAGCAGATGACTGTTAATCATCGGGTCGGGGGTTCGATCCCCTCCTTGCCAGCCAATTTTATTCCCTTGGAGAAGTGGTTATCTCATCTCCCTTTCACGGAGACGTCACGGGTTCGAATCCCGTAGGGAATACCAAAATGCATAGTATCGCTTTATGCTATGGTGGGTAAGTGCCTCTCGACTCTGATAAGATGCCTCTCAGACCACAACTAGAGTTGTTATTGCAATGACAACATAAGCAAAAATTATTGCCCATGTATCCCAATCGGTAGAGGAGTTGGTCTTAGAAACCAATTGTTGTAAGTTCGAATCTTACCATGGGTACCAAATTGATGTAGCCCTTATCGTTTAATGGATAGGACATGGGATTTCTACTCCCAGAATGGAGGTTCGATTCCTTCTAAGGGTGCCAAATAGACCTATTTGGTGTGGTCGTGACGGAATGGTAGACGTCCCTGATTGTGATTCAGGATTTTGTGGGTTCAAGTCCCACCGATCACCCCAAATAGGTTTATAAAGAATTAGGAAGTGTGGCAGAGCATGGCTTATTGCACTGGTCTTGAAAACCAGCGACTCAGAGATGGGTCCGTGAGTTCGAATCTCACCGCTTCCGCCAAATTAATTGGGTTATAGTGTAATGGTAACACAACAGATTTTGATTCTGTCGTTCGTGGTTCGAGCCCACGTAACCCTGCCAGACATTTTGGAGAGTTGCCAGAACGGTTAATGGAGCGGTTTGCTAAACCGTCATCGAGAAATCGATGTATTGGTTCGAGTCCAATACTCTCCGCCAAGATTTAAATATATTTCTAATTGTTATTGCGAGTATGGTGTTAATGGTAGCATTACAGTCTTCCAAACTGAAGGTAGGGGTTCGAATCCCCTTACTCGCTCCAAATGCAGGGTCTTTAGTTAAAAGGTTTAGAACGTCCGACTCATAATCGGTTGATCTGGGTTCGAGTCCCAGGAGACCCACCAAAAAATATTTGACTTTTTAGTCAACATATAGTACAATATATAATGTAAATGATTCTTTTAACATGAGGTGATAATAAAGTATGAAAATTTCTCCAGAAACAACTGCGATCCTAAAAAACTTTGCAACAATTAATCAAGGTATTTACTTTAAGCAAGGTAGTACCGTTTCAACAATGAGTCCTCAGAAAAATATTTTAGCTGATGCTACTATTAGCGAAGAAATTCCTCAAGATTTCGGGATTTATGATTTGAATAATTTTCTTTCAGTTACTTCTTTGTTTAAAGAAGGTTCTGAATTAGAATTTGATTCTAGTCATGTAATTATTAAAGGTCGTGGTGGTCGTTCTAAAATTAAATATCGTATTACAGATCCATCAATGATTGTTGTTGCTCCACCAAAACGTCCTAATCTTCCGTCCGTAGATGTTAAATTTACATTCTCAAAAGAAGATTTAGAATGGGTAATGAAAACAGCTAGTGTTTTGGGTGCACCACATATTGCTGTTGAATCTGATGGAGCTAAAGTTGATTTATTAACTTTTGATGAGTCTAATGATGCTAGTCATACAAACTCTTTAGAATTGGCTGATGTTGATCCTGAAGGTAAAGTTTTTAAATTAGTGTTTAAAACTGAAAATTTAAAAGTTATTCCTGATACTTATGATGTTGAGATTTCAAGTAAAGGTATTTCAACATGGACTTCAACTACCAGTGAATTAAAGTACTGGGTGACGATAGAAACTTCATCAAAATTCGGAGGTTAATTATGACACAATCAATTGAAACTGTATTCGGTACTTTAGACGAAAAACAACAAAAAACTTTAATTGATGGGCTAAAAGAAATTTCTGTTCATCTTTCTCGAGTTGATAATGAAAAGTTAGCAGTAAAAGATATTGTTGATTCTATTAAAGATGAGATTGATCTTCCTAAGAAAATTATTAATCGTCTAGCTAGAACTTATCATAAGCAAAATTTTGCTGAGCAAAATACTGAAGATAAAGAATTTGCTAAATTATATGTGAATATTGTATCTGGTTATTCAGCTGAATAATTT